ATATTTAAACCTCTGGTGTTTTACAAGTGCATTTACAAGTACATGCAGTTTTTGAAAGATGATCTACTTCTGCCCTAAGCTCCTTTATTGCTTCTATTAAAACACCTGATATATTTCCGTATGCTACAGAGAGGTATTCTCCATCTGCAGGTTCACTTACTAATTCAGGCAAAACTTTTTGAATTTCTTGAGCAATTACCCCAACACCTGCTCTACCATCCTTATCATATGTAACACCTCTCATGTCACTAACTAAGTCTAAAGCACCACTAATAGTAGTTATATTATCTTTTAGTCTTTCATCTGAGTTTTCTGTTACAGTACCTGAAACAATCATATTACCTGTTACAGTTAGACCAGCGGAGGTTGTAAGCAGACGTGCACTATCAGAATAATATAATGTAGTTTGTTTACCGCTAACACCAAGGCCAGTATAAAGAACACCATCTGTATCTAGTGCGTCTATATACATATTTCCTCTTGTTGAACCTTGGGTTACGCCATAGATAGTGCTTCTTATATGACCGTATTGAGTTGATGTACCATTACTACTTCTACCAAAGAATTGTAAATTTCCCAAATAATCAGAATTAGCTGGAGTAGCAGAGCCTCTATCAAGTTTTAAATCTGGGCCAGCACTAGCATCCGCAGTAGTGTCATAGAAATTAGTTACAGTACCTGTTATTGTAGCCCCTCCTGCGTGCGTATGTAATCTCAATAAATTGTTATAATAAAGGCTAACGCCTCCATTCATATTCAAGATTAAAGAATTTTCAGATCCTACTTTAAAATAAATATTACCATCTGAATTTGCAAGTGTTGCATGTCCTGCGAATGCACTCAGGGTATCCACAACATCTATTGTAAACCAATCATTCTGAGCATTACTTACTTTAAATGCGCCATATACGTCTAATGTTCCAGGTGCACTGGTAGCTCCTACGTTTAAGTCTGTAAGACCAGTGATGTCGCCTGTCATTGCTCCACCAGATTTAGGTAAGGCTGCACCTGCTGTGGTAGTTGTCGAGGTTAGTATTGCATCTCTTGTAGCTATGTCAACTCCATCAAAGGTAGAGTTAGTTGTGATAGCTCCTGTCATAGCTCCCCCCGTTTTAGGTAAGGCCGCTCCAGCAGTTGTTGTTGTCGAGGTTAGTATTGCATCTCTTGTAGCTATGTCAACTCCGTCAAATGTAGAGTTAGTTGTAATAGCACCTGTCATTGCTCCACCACCTTTTGGTAAAGCATTAGTAGCTAATACGCCATCAGCGGCAACATCTCTACCATCAAAGGTAGAGTTAGTTGTGATAGCACCTGTCATTGCTCCCCCCGTTTTGGGAAGTGCAGCGTTAGCTGTGGTAGTTGTAGAAGTTAGTACTCCATCCCTTGTAGCTATATCAACGCCATCAAATGTGGAATTAGTTGTAACTGCTCCCGTAAGTGCACCCCCTGCCTTTGGTAAAGCAGCACCAGCAGTTGTTGTTGTACTTGTTAGTACTGCATCTCTAGTAGCTATGTCTATACCATCAACAGTGCCTGTTAAGGAGATGTTTCTAAAGCCTGTAATATCTTTATTGCTATCTACTGCTAATACTTTTGATGCAACAACTGTACCCAAAGTAGTACCCTCGAGATAGTTTAACTCTATTGTTGAAAGAGAAGCACCATCTAATATCTCTAACTCAGCTTCTGATATACCTGCGCCGCCAATAGTCAAAGACCCTGATACATTTACATTACCGTTCATGTCTATGGTAGTGGCTGCTATTTGTATTTCTGTGTCAGCTACAAGATCTAACTGTCCGTCTGCTGAAGAGTTAATGTATATAGCTGTATCTCTAAACTGAAGCTTACTAGCACCTACAGTAGAACCAAATAACACATCTCCATCCATCGCATCAATGTAGCCTACGCCATCTATAAACAAGTCTTTAAACTGTGCTCCAGAAGTACCTAGATCTATTGCATTATTTGATAAAGGTGTTACTGCTCCTGCACTAATAGTAAGATCACCTGAAGGCCCAAGCTTTAATATTCTTGCTCCTCCACCTGCTACTCCATCGTGAGCATGACCACCTGTAGCATTAAAAGCTGTCTCAATCGCATTATACTCACCATCAAAGTCAGCTGCGTTAATAACAAGGCCTGTTGCAATGTTATTTGTTGTGTCTGTACGTGTGTAACCTGCCATCGGTAACCGTCCTTATTGTCTGTCGTTTGGTTGAAACTCTATAACTGCTGTATCTAAAGTGAATGAGGGATTAGTTGAAATGTCTGAAAATCTTAAAGATATTGTTTTCCCAGACCCTATTAAATTATTATTGTATACATTATCAAATTGACCTCCATACGTTGCAGTGCCATAAACGGAAGAGGTACTACCAAAAGTAAATAGTGCATTACCTGTGGAAGATATTGTTTGTACTGCAGGAGTCATAACACCTGTGTTTGTACTTGTATTAAAGTCAAACTTAACACCTATGTCTAAACTCATAGTACCTGTTGGTTCAACATATGAAGTTAGTTTGTAAAAAGTCTTTCTAACCTGTGGATCTGCTATAGGCATATACGGAGACTCATATATAGCCTCAATATTATCCCCATCAAAGGCAGAGCCTGTTTCCATCTTATATATATAACCATCTTCATTAGCAAAAAATATAGTCTCAGAAGCCCCTGTATATTTACTGTCTGCAACATTAGCTTTTATGCCTGATATAGTAGCCCATGCCATCTGAGCAGAACCTTGAGCAGAGAATTTTGTAGCTAATAAACCCTTAGCTTGTTCTGCTTGTTCTGAAGCAGTATAAGCAAAAATTCTGTATTGTGCTTTTTCTCTTATTACAATTGATGAGAAGCTAGTGGCACTGTTAATAAAAGTACTAACATCTTTTGCAATAGGATCAGAGGCAATGTCTAAACCAAAGTCACCTATTCTATCAGTTGCACTTAGTAATCTAATACCATCAGGAGACATGTACATAATATCCCCACCTACTTCTTGAATAGACTCTGCATTTAAACAGCCTATCTTTTCAGTAATAGAAGTAACAGCAAAATCTGTACTGCTACTGCCTGTAACTTTATGTATAGAGTTTTCTCCAAATACAATTAATTGTTCTCTAAATACAGCTAGACCCGTAATAGGTGTAGATACTTTTAAAGTTCCTGCACCAGTACCAGAAGTAAAATCATTAGGAGCAAAAGGAACACTATAAATAAGAGAAGAACCTTTAGCATAAAAAGCTATATTCTTAAATACAGCTACCTGAGAAGCTGCAGCAACATCTGCTGTGGTACTAGCACTAGCGTCATTTACCATAAAAGCTAGAGCATTAGTTGAATTATTAAAGATAGCAGGGTAGTTTACTCCATCTACAAATATTACTTTATCTGTACCATCAAAGTTAAAGTCAGTACTTCTTACCTTACCACCTAATGTAGTACCATCACCTAAAGATGTCCAGCTTGTTCCCGTACCATAATGATATTCTGTGAGTGTTCCGTCTGACCTAGCCACAACTGCCTTAGAAGCGTTAATAACTTTACACCCTAGTACAACACCCGATCCTGGTACTACAGTAGTACTAAACTTAGCGAAGCCTTTTAGTTTAGAATAACCACCTTCTTTATTAGGTTCAAAGTTTTGTAATATAGTAGCCGAACCTACATTATTAGTACCTTGTTGTAGAGGACTAACATTAGACATTAGACCACCCTTAAACTGTATAGGAAATGTTTGCCACTGTGTAGCCATTAGTAATGTACCCTAGTATCACGTAAGTATTCTGTGCGGTTAATATTAATACTTCTAATTTGCTTAATACCCTGCTCAAACTTTTGGAGACCTAAGTTTGCAGCTTGCATATCGCCTCTAAATTGATACACATAGTACATAGCTCCATCTACAATTATATATCTATACTGTTCTGGGATCGCAGGAACATCATCAAACTTAGATAAGTCTACGCCTGTTGCATAATATTCGTATACTAATTCATAGGCTTTGTCTGGGGTGGGAACAAGAACTAGCTCTCTACTAGGTGTACGTGAAACAAATCTAGGAGTTGTTCTAATTCCTGTACTAGAGTTATACTCGTAATCAACGTATTTGTCCAGATATTCTTCGTAATCTAGTACTTTTAATTTCTGAGTTGCTGTGTTTAGTGTGTCATCTCTCTTTATTCTAAAAGAATCTATGTTTATAGTCTTAGCATCTGTTGGATAACTATATCGAGTAGTACCTGCTACAAGAGTTTCAGACTCTTCTCTGTGTTGCCAAGGCCACTCAAACTCTTCCTGATGTATATGTCTTATAGAAGAATTAATAGCATCCTTTATAAAACTGTAATAACCTGTTGCAGAAGTAAAATTAGAAGAAGTTAACTCCACTTCATTTAACCTTCTGTTTATTTCATTAGCTAAGTCAAGATAATTGTATGCCATCTACTTCTCCTTCACTGTAACATATACAGATCGTTCAAACTGTAGTGACTGTGACGTTGATATTAAGTGAGACACTTTATATTTTACGTTATTAGTTCCTATGCCTAGACGTATTGTTGCTACAGTAGTTGTGTGTGTTTGACTTACTTTTTGTAGGCCATTTACTACATCTGTATTTGCTACTTGAGTTTTAACCCCATCTGCATCATCTATGTACCACGTAACACTGGCGATTGTTGTATCTCCTAAGAAGCGTGACCAATCAACACTATAATCTACAACTTCTGATGAGTCTTTATTAGGCCATTTATACGACATTAATTATTTCCTTAAGCTGCTATAAGTACTGTATAGTTTGTATCTTGTTTTGGTATGTACACGATATTATTCTCAGGTAAGATAAACACTGTATTTCTTGTATCAAAAGCAGGTATGTACACTATATTATTTTCAGGTAAAACAAACACTGTATTTCTTGTGTCAGAAGCAGGTATATATACTACTCTGTTTCTACTGTATTGTTCTGCAAATTGTGAGAAATCAAACACAACTGCTGTTTCTGATGTAAAGCCAACTACCCCTGTTGCTGTAGAGGCTGTAGGTAACAGCGTATTTGCTTTAGCTTCAAACCCTGCTATTCCTGTTTGTCCTGTACCCAAAGTAGTAGAAGGTACAATACTTGCATCAAGTAAGTAAGAAACAGTACCTGATAAACCTATAGATGAATTACCTGTAACACCAATTAGTGAATCATTTATTGCAGTAGTGCTGCCTGTTGCACTTGTACTTACTACACCTGTAACATTAATGTTAGCGTCGACTACAAGCGTCACAGATCCAGTTTGGAATGTTCCCACAACACTAGGGATTACTTCATTAGAGTCTGCTGTTTCTTCTGTAGCCCCTGGCCCACCTACTGCTGATACACCTGTAGGATGTATAGAGGCTTTACCTGTTTCAGTCGTGCCACCTACTGCACTTGTACCTGAAACACCTGTTATTGTCTTATTAGAAGAGGATACTCCAGTAGTTGTACCCGTTTGACCAGTTCCCGAAACTCCAACAGTAATAACCTCTGTTACATTTTCTTGAACACTTCCTGCTGCGCCTGTAGATGAAACAGCTACTAGTGTTATATTACTAGAACTTATTAGTGATAGAGTACCTACTGCACCTGTAGCTATTCTGGGTGCAAGTGTTCTTGTAGCATCCACTGACCCCTGTCCACCTAAAGTGTCAGCACCTAAAGGGTGGAGTCCTAGCATTTTATATTATCCTTTATTCGCAGCCTTAACTGCGTTAGTTCAAACAGCACCTGTAATTCCTTGGAAAACTAATTTGCACCCCTATACTATAATAAGGGTGCTAATAGGTTAGTTTACTACTTCAGCTTCTTCAACATCACTATCTTCTTTATTCAGTGATTCCTCTAGTAGTTTTACAAAGGTATCCTTACCAACACTAAGTTGATCAAGGTTAAACTTCATAGAGTCCATCTTCCTACTCAGATCTACGGAATGATTAACCAACATCTTCTGTTCTTCTGTCATGTCCTCTATTATATATTCTTTGTCGTTAATTGTGATGGGTGTCTTTTTATCTTTTCCCATTGTATTTCCTTTCTAGTTTAAACTACCACGGCACTCCTGTGCCAGTAGTGGGGGTTGCTAATGTAGATATTTGAGTCGCAATATTTGTTTCTATTGCTGTCACTTGATCTACTCCAAGTGCATTCTTTGCCATTGTGATGGCCTCTGCTTCTGTAAGGGAAGCGTAGTCTATCCAGCCGTCAGATAAGTTAATTATATTTATACCCACTGAACCGTAACTATTTCCTGTGTTACCATCTTCGTCTTCGTCAACCGCACCCCAGTGTATTCGATCTATTACATTTACGTAATCAACATCACTCTGGGACACAGCCAGCCTATAATCACACTGAGTAACTGTCCACGTTACTGCCATTGTATTCTCCTTAAGTTTTTCACGTAATTACTCCGCTGGCTACCTTATGAGTAAAGCCATCTTTTTGCTGTCCTATTCGAACAAGTGTTGCGGCTGCATCATAGGCACCATCACCATCGTAACAAACATTAACTGTTCTTGTTTGCGAGACTGCTGGTGCATCACTGCTAAAGGTGACTTGAACATCTCTACAGTCAACTTCTGTAGTTATTGT